ATGGAGGAAGTGAAATAGAGATTCGAAAACATCGACATTGGCGATAGCCACTCAAAAGAACATATAAATAATGTGTTTATTTAGCCCCGTATTTCAGAAAACAATGGACACTGAGCAGGGGTAGCCCGATATGGTTGATTCCAATCGGGCCTTTTGGGTAAAAGTACAATGCAAGAGTGGCGGAATTGGTAGACGCTATAGATCGGTTAGTAATGAACAGGAGTCCGGAGGGCAGAGATGGCCGCTGTTGTACGGGTAGCTTGACTGGCGCTAGTAATAAAAACCCCTATGATTAGCATATGATAAATGCAGGTTCGAATCCTGTCTCTTGCAGCATTAAAATTCTAATTCTAATATGGAGAAAACAACATGGCAAGACGTGGAAAAGTAGCAGGAAAGCAAAGAGCATCTATCCGGGATAAAGCTCGGCAGGCTGCAGAAAGCAAAGAGCGGTCAAGTGGCGGACTTGATACCCTAAAAGACCTGCCGGACAAAATCGAGTTTTTTAAGCCGAAGATGGGGAAAGGAGTTAAGGGTGAAAACTTCTTCTCAATCATCCCTTATGAGGTAAGTATCGACAACCATCCTTTTCAAACACCAGGTGAGTTGTGGCACGAATGTACCTACTGGCGGCACACTGTAGGAGAAGGGCAGGACAGAAAGAGTTTTATCTGTCTGGCTTCTACAGCTCAGAGTACGGAAAAACGTTGCCCTATCTGCGAGTACAGGGCCGCATTGATTAAAAGCGGTAATGATCCTGACTTGGCCGATCAATTAAAACCAAAGCAGCGGCAACTCTTTAATATCCTAGATCACGATGATGAGGATAAAGGCATCCAAATCTTTGAGATGTCCCCTCACATGTTTGGCTTTATGCTGGATGATGAAGAGGTGGTCCAGAGTGAGCGTAATTTTGATGGGAAGTTTTATGCGGATGTTCAGGATGGCCTTTCTATTATCGCCCGTTTTGATCAAGGTTCTTTTGCTGGAAATAAGTTTCCTGAGATTGCCAGGATTGACTTCGAAGAGCGTGACGATTTGCCGGACGAGTTCATTGATGAGGCGGTGGATTTTGATGCCTGTCTCCGAATTTTATCTTATGACGAGCTGTACAAGAAATTTCATGGTTTTATTGGCGCCGAAGAAGATGAGCCGGAAGAAGAAAAACCACGCCGACCTTCCAGATCATCCAGAACTGAAAAGGAAGAGGAGCCGGAAGAAAAGCCAAAAGGCAGAGAACGAACCAGAAGGACAAGGGCCGAAGAGAAAGAAGAAGAGCCGGAACCCGAAGAGAAACCAAAACGGTTAAGAAGAAAACCTGAACCTGACCCTGAACCAGAAGAGGATGAACAAGGCCCAGATGATGATAATGGCTGCCCACACGGTTTAATGTTTGGTACTGATTGTGATACCGATGAACTCTGTGATGACTGTGATGTGTGGGAGGATTGCAAAGACCGCCAAGAAGAAATTGAAGCAGAAGGAAAGAAGGGTAAAAAAAAATAGACTACTCTACGGGAGAGCTGCCTTTCTAAATAATATGGGCGGGGTGAAAATCCCCGCCTTTTTAATAGTGTGAAATTTATGCCAAAGAAACGTGAATATTGGAGTACAACTAAAGCCATTGAAAAGGCGGCAGCTGTCGGAATAGAGGTAAGTCTGCCAACACTTATCAAGTGGTGTCAAGAGTATAAGCTTGGCTTTCAACTTGGTGGTAAAGGCGGGAAGTGGTATATCCTGCCGGAGAAATATATGAAATATATCCACAGTGGAAAAATAACGCACGAAACAAATTAAAAAGGTTACCCATGGAACGATCACGAAGAACGAAAGCCCCAGAAGCCACTAAAAAAGATATACCTCTTGATGAGCAAATGAAAAGAAGAATCAGGAGAGTTGAAAGGGAAAAGAAAACCAACTCTTTTCTTTCTACCGGCTCGACAATGTTGAATCTTGCTATGTCTGATAGTGTTAATGGCGGGTGGCCTTTAGGGAGGATCTCGACATTACCTGGACAATCTTCTGCTGGGAAAACAGTAGTGGTTTTAAGTTCCTTTTGTGAGGCTTGTTTAGATTCCAGGTTTAATGAATATAACTTATTTTATGATGACGTAGAAAGGCGCTGTGACTTTCACTTTAATAAACTCTTTCCGCCTCTTACTGATCGGTTGATGACTCCATCCGGATTACTTTATAAAGATTTACAGAACCATTTAGATGAATCAGGGATATCGACAACTATTCAAGATTTAAGAAATAGAATGTTGCTGTTGAAGAAAGAAGGCAAGCCATTTATTTATATCGCTGATTCGCTTGATTCCTTTAGCTCTGATGAAGAATTAGATAAAGAGCTAAAGAGAGCACTAGCAGCAGCGAAAAGCCCGGAGGCAGCGAATAAGATAGCAGGATCGTTTAATGCCGAAAAGGCTAAAATAACCGGCCAGATTTTAAGGATGATAAATGATCTGGTAGCCAATACCAATTCTGTTTTTATTTTAACCCAGCAGTTAAGGCAGAGAATGAACCCGATGTTTGGTCAGGCTAAGTGGGTGACTTCTGGCGGTGAAGCTCCTTATTTTTATTCTCACGTCCGACCTTATTTATCAAAGATAGGCTCAATAAAAGATTTAGGATGTAAAACAGGGGTAAACACCAGATGCTCTATGGATAAAAACTCTGTAACCGGAAAGTTAAGGGATATAGAATTTGATATTTATTATGATATGGGTATTGATGATATCGGTTCGATGGTCAGTTTTCTATTGGAGCAGAAGCACTGGAAGTCAGGGTCGTGGATAGATGCTAATGATTTAGGTATGAGAGAGAATGGAAAAGATAAGTTAATTAGAGCCATTGAGGATATGGGGTTGGAGCAGAAGTTGAAGCGGATAGCCCAAGCTGTTTGGAACAAAAGGGAAGAGATGTTACAACTTGGTCGAAAGTCGAGATATTGATTAAGGATAGAAGATGAAAAAATGGGATGTTAATGTAAAAATATACGGGATTCCTGAAGATGAATATGAACAATTCCTCGTGGACTTAGAGGAGCTTGTTCAAGACAAAGGGCTGGTTCTAACACTCGGTTTAGGTGAAGAATCAGAAGATGATTGATACTGACTGATAACCCTCCAAAACAAAAGGCCATGACAATGATAAACAATATATTCTGCTTTTTCGGCATCCACAAATATGACTACAGCGGATTTAATGGCAGGGCTTATCGAAGATGCCGCTACTGCAACAAGAAAAAGCAGGTGTATCTGAAAATCTACTCCAAGTGGGTAAACTAAAGTATGAAGAAGTCAAAGCAAGCCATGTTCGAGTTTTTGCTGATTCCTGTCTCAACCCGCCTTCCTCCTTATCAGGAAGGACAAGTGTTATTAAAGATGGAAAATGGTCAATATTCAATCAGTACTATTCCTGATTTTCTTGCCCTTCAAAAGCGGTTGAGTAAGGAATTTTACAAGGACTATGAACCACATAAATATCCATGTACGAAATATTTTGCTACCCACTGGATGCGGTTGTATTAATGAAACGAACGAAACCGCCTATAATAAGTAACGAACCAAAACAACTAAAAACTACTGAAGTTTCTGTTTTAAGAAATCAACTCCTTGAAGAACAAAATTGGATATGCCCAATTTGCAAAAGGGAAATAAAAGATGCCTGCCTTGACCACTCACATGTTAAACGCATTAAAGGAACAGGGCTTGTACGAGGAGTTTTGTGCAGGACTTGCAACGTCTTTATTGCCAAGTCCGAAAACAATGCTGGAAGATATGGGATTAAACAAAGTGAATTGCCGGAAATCCTCAGATCATGTGCAGTTTATTTGGAGCAACAACACCTGCCCTATATCCACCCATCAGAAAGGCCAAAAAGACTGAGGCTTCAAAAGGCTTCATATTTAAAACTAAAAAGAATTTACAGAGGTAAGGCAAAATTTCCTGAATATAATAAAAAAACTTGTTTATTGACTGCAAAATTAGCTGCTTTATTTAAAAAATATGGAATAGAGCCTACTTTTTATAAATAAATTAATATTACGAGGGGATAAACTAATGAAATGCGAAGGATATAGACGGAGAGGTGGTATATTCACGCTTGGCCCGGTAGTGTGGGAACAATGCAAAGGTAATGCTATAGTTATGTTGCAGACTGTAGGTAATGATAAACCTCTTCCAGCTTGTAATATATGCTGGCAAGAGTGTGTTGATAGCAAAATTGAAATTATATCAGTAAAGCCAATAATTACCCCAACCATATAAAGATATTAATTACAGGAGGACAGGATCATGAAAACCTTAATTAAAGGTATTGTTGCAATAGCAGCACTGTCCGGTTGTATATATCTTGAACATAATAATATATCAAGTTGGTTGTGGTTTGTCTTTGTCGGGATTTGTTTATTAATGATCCCTGTTTCTACCTCAAATAAATAATCTATGATAATAATAAGTAGAAAACTTATTAAATATAACTTATAATATAGGTGTGGATAGGATATCGAGTCCGAAAAAGAGGCAACGTCAACCTCTCTTCCACACCTTTCTTTGACGATAACCTTTTGACGAGGGGTTTCAAAATGCTTACGCAAGCTGAATTAAAAAGACAACTTCATTATGATCCAGAGACGGGTATATTCACTTGGTTAGTCAGCAACAACCAAGTGAAAGTTGGTGACGTGGCTGGATATTTACATGATGGTTATATACGAATTGGGATAAACCAAAAACAATATATGGCCCATCGTCTAGCTCATCTTTATATGGAAGGGTATTTTCCGGAACATCAAATGGATCATAATCTCGGGATTAAAGATGATAATAGATGGTCAGAAATTAAGCATGTAACTACATCATGCAATATGCAAAATAAGAAAATTAATAAACGTAATAAATCGGGATTTCCAGGGGTATCGTTAAGTGGACGAGGTAAGAAGTGGAAAAGTAAAATAGTGATTGATAAAAAACATATAACTCTTGGTTATTATAAAGATCCACTTGAAGCCGCATTAGCCAGATTTACAGTAGAACAACAATGTTCAAAATGGACATGTAACTACCGTTCTTATTTGGTCAAAGCTATAAAAGCAGTATGGCCTGAATTTAGATTTGGGAAAGCAATAAAAGTTAGAAAAAGAACAAAGTGGAGCGCAATAAAATGATTACTCAAATAAAGATTGAAAATTATGAATCGCATAAAAATACTACAATCAACCTCCATAAAGGATTAAATATTATAGTTGGTGAATCTGACAAAGGTAAATCTGGCCTTTTTAGAGCGTTTAATAAATGCAGGGCCAATACACCGTTAGGTAATGGAATGAAATCTCGTTTCTGGGAGGGAGACGGGCTCGTCAAAGTAACTTTTGAGGAAGGTCAATCTGTTTCCTGGCACCAAAAGAAATCCGGCAACTTCTATCAAGTAAATGATTCAGATTTGATGAACGCGGGTACCAGTGTTCCGGAAGAAGTAAGAGCCATTTTTAATATGCAGGAAATAAATTGCCAAACCCAAATAGACAGATCCTTCTTGATGTTCGAGACAGCCGGGGAAAGAGGCCGGATACTTAATAAGCTGGCTGGCCTTGATAAGATAGATAGCACCATTTCCAATGCTAAATCAGATGTCAACAAGATCAAGTCAAACAGGAAGATTCAAACTGCTTTAGTAAAAGAATACCAAGACGACTTGATCAATTACAAAGAGCTACCTACTGCCCAAGAGCTACTTACTCAAGCAGAAGGGTTTGACCAGCAGATTCGTGAAAATAATCAAGCTATCTATTCGATCAGATTAAATTGGGAAAGAAAACAAGAATTGCTGAAGTCTGTCGAGAAGCTGAAAAGTCTTCCTGACCTTGAAAAACTTGTGGCCAAATCTCAAGAACTTCTTGC